ATACAACATTTGTTGATGGAAGTGCTGTTGTTGAATTGTTTGAAACCGCTTTTGAACCCGAAGCATCTGCACCACCCGATGCGTATGTTCCTTGCCATTTACAATTTCTTGCATATAAGTTTGTAGTACTGTCAATTGACAATCCTACTTTTGCTGTACCTTGTTTGAAAGTAATTCCTTCTATTGAAATATTCTTTGGTGTAACTGCACTACCTGATCCAATACTTCCGTGTCCGTTGCCTGCATTGTCAACTGTGACTGCTAGGTTATCACCTGAACCAGTTCTGTATAATATTGTTTTGTCTTGTCCTTCACCAACTAAATGTGCGTAAGGTGGAATTTTTATTTCAGCAGTGATGTTGTATTGTCCTGCAGGAAAAAATAAAACTCTTCTTGCTCTTGGATCTGTTTTATCAGTGTTTCTGTAAAGTTTTTCTAATGCTTTGTTAATTGCAGATGCATCGTCTGTTGATCCATCTCCTTTTGCATTAAAGTCTTTTACTGAAACTCTTTCGTCTAATTTTGTTTGTAATGTTCTTTGTGTTGCATCACCTGATATTCCAGGATCGCCTAAGTAACCGTGATATAGATATTTTAATGCGGCACCAAATGCAGATGAACCTGTTGTAACAATCTCTGTGTTTCCTATTGCAGGTGCTCCGTCTGCCAGTGTACCGTTACCTATGTATAATTTTTGATCATCTATTACCCAACCTAATTCGCCGGCCGCTAACTGTGGCAGATCCGTTGATTTTCCACGTCTGTGTTGTATTCTAGATATCTGTACTATTGGCATATAAATTCCTTTGTAACGTTATTTATTAAAGGATTGCCTTGTAGTATTGTTCCAATTTAGCATACCACTGGCCAACCCAATGGTCGTAGTTGTCGATTTCAAATGTTTGATATTCGTTAGCCTGTGTGCATATAAAAATTTTACCTGTACGTATTTTAGTACCATATTGAATGTTATGTGCTTCGGAGTATGCACACAGTTGAAGGAAGTAATCTTCAACCCATTCTTTTTTCTTTAGTCTACGTGCTTGTTTGAAATCCATTATAGCAGGTTCACCTTTAAACACACCAACAAGGTCTGTCGTTCCTGCATATAATTCAGGATAATAAAGATTAACTTCTGATCCCCAAACTTCTGATACATCTGTCAGTCCATTATCTATAATAACATTGGCCATTGTGTGTGCTTTTTGTTGTATTAGATTTGATCCTGGAGTACGATCCTCACCTTTTACGTGTTTCTCTAAACTCCTGTGCATCACAGTTCCAATGTTTGCTGATTCTGTTGTGATCTGTTGTGCTTTTTGTACGCCAATTCTTTTACGCCATGCGTGTAGATGAGTCATGTCCTTGGTTGCTGACAGAACTGTTGTTACTGATGGAACAACTCTACCATCTGGTGTTTCGTAATGTCTTTTTTTATCTCGTGTCGTTCTTGCAATCTCTCCATATGGAAATTTCTGTACGTAACGAATTCCTCGAGATTTCAATACATCATTAGGTATCATCATTTACTCAGTATAGTAGGTTATTTAAAATTATGCAAGTGTTTTGTAGATATTATTATTTTCTTCTATTCATGGCAGATTTTGCCATCTGCTTAACTTTGTCTGTAGAACCTTGGTTATCAAAATCCATCTGAGGATCATCTTCTGCATCTTTTTCTGTTTTAATAACTATTTTTTCTCTGTCAAAATCTTTTACTACTTGTTTTAGAGAGTCTCCTTGATCATACATCTGTTTGAATAGATCATAATTGAAAGTTGGAAAGCCTGTATTTTTCATAATGCTTGTTACAGCATCAAAACTTATTTGTGATGATTGATCTTTTTCGTCTGCTTCTCCTCTTAATTGATTAAGAGTGTTCATTAATGCACTTTCAAGTTCTTTATTGGAATTTTGAAATTCAAGGAATCTCATCAGGTTTACTTTCCTGCTAGTTTACTATACAGTCTGCTTGACGATTCGAATACTTCTTTGGATTCTCTTTGTTCTCTGCCTTCAGGCTCTGTTCCACCTGCTTCTGCATCAGTGGCTCCAAACTCATCTGATACTTCATCTTCTGGACCTTCTAAATCATCTAATCCTGTTTCAGCATCAGTGTTCATAGTATCGTCATTGCCCATTGGTTCTGACATAGTTTCTTCGCCTGTTAATATTCTAACACCGTTGTCTAGTTCTTGTCTTGTTGTACCAAGTGTTGCTTCTGCTTGTTCAATAGCAGGTTGAATTTTTTGTAAGAAAGCATCTGCCTTTTCTGCTCCCATTTCATCTCTGATTCTATCAGCAAGTTCTAACATACCTTCTGTTTTCATTGATGCTAAATCTTCTAAGAATGACGTAACTTTATCCATCATGTCCTTAGCCGCTAAAATTAATTCTGATTGTTCTTCTACGCCTTCTTTAACTTCTTTACTTGCCATAAGTTTTGCCGCCGCTGATCTTTCATCTGGACTTAATGCTTGTCCTTTTTTAAGTTTTTGTTTAATTGGATCAGTTGCTTTTTGTATGATTGGATTGTCATCACCATATTCTTTAATTCCCATTCCTTTATACTCATATTCTCTAATTGCTTGGTTAACAATATCAAGCATCATTTGACTTTTTTGGTAGTCATGATTTTTTAGTTCTTGACCGAAATGCTCGTTTTGAGTAATATTGTGAATTTTAGTTCTAACTTTGTTTGCAGTATCTTCTAGTTCTTCTTTTGTAAATTTGCTCAAGTCCATTGTTTGATTGAATCTTGATTCAAACTGCGTTAAAAGTGATTCAGTAGTAATCGGTTTTGTAAGTTCGTTGCTGTGCATATGATATATTTATGAAGTAAAACTACATTATGTAGAAAAGGTATCTGCGAATATGTCCATTATTTTCTGCTTGTATTGGTCTGCAAGGCGGTTTGCGTCTTCAAATTTCTGTGTTTGTATCTCCATTCCCACTTCGTTCTTTTCTTTTTTAGCCATTTTAAACATTCTTCTAGAGTTAGTAATAGCAAATAGATGTGATGAAAATTGCTCGTCTAACTTTAACACCTGTGTTGGTTCACCCTTGCCATCTGCTAGATTGTGTGCGACTAATATGGCTGTTTGTTTTAGATGTATGTCATCATACATTATAGTTGCTTTAACCATGTCAGCAATTACATAGATGTATCGAGTACCATCAGAACGTTTAGGTACAATGGCAATATTGCCTATCAATATTCCTTTGGAAAACTGTTTGGGTAGATGCCTAAAAGGTCTACGTTCTTCGTCTTTTTTTGCCAAGTCGGCAAGTTTAGATTTAAGGCCGTAAGCCTCAATCTGCTTTACCAGTTCGTATCTATTTTTTATTCCCATGGTGTGATATCCGTATAGTTCTATTTACTGCATATTGAGTGTCGGTTGTAAGTTTTTTTCTTACAAGTACACTTTTGTCTGCTAGAAGTTTTGCAATTTGAACTTCTTCAACAGACAGTTCACTTTGCTTAAAATACGGTTTGCTCGAGTATTTTCTTAGGAATGATAGTTGGTCTCCTGAAATCCATACTCGCACCTTTGCGGAAATATTAATAAACATAAAATTGGTAATTTAAAGTTAGTTATACTAGCCTGGCATTTTCATAAGGATAACCACCACTGTTGATAGTAATCCTGCTATGACTGTGCCTGCTGTCGCTATAATTGTTTTAGAATGAGATTTTTGTCCTGTCTTCATATCTTCATTGATATGATTCAAGGTTGTTTCGATCGCACTTAATCTGTCGTGTAGACCTTTATATCTTTCAGCACATAGGTCAACGTGTGCTTCTAGGTTTTGTTTTTCTAATTCTGTTGTGCTCATAATTCTCAATTCCTTTTTTACATCGGTTAGATGGTTGTAGATTGCCTGGAATTGTGCCTGTGTCATTGCCTAGAATGCCTATTAATGTTGTTGTTTAGTTGCCTAAATGTGCCGTAATCAATGATATTTATCGCAGAACGTAAAATAAGAAATGTATGTCTTTTTTAATTTTCGTATTCGGATAGTACTTCGTTAACGATATCTCTGTATTGAACTTCCTCTTCGTCAGACTTTACCTTTAATACGAATGTATTTCTAGTATCGTCGTCCTGTGTTAGGAAAGCATTTTGAGGGAAAGTAGCAGTCTCTTTACAAAAGGATATAATTGGTATCAAATCTAGGTCTTTTTCTACTGCACCTGTCTGACCGTCTGTGTCAGCATATACATCGTTCTGGTCTGTGTAAAATATAAATGTCCATAGTTTGTGTTTGCCTTCATACACTTTACCAAATTTAGTATTGCCAGTCACTATGTCAGTCATCATAGGATGTTGGTCCCATGTTATGTTGGCTCTTAATTGTAGTGATTGAACAAGTGTATTAAAATTTTGTTTTTGATTCTTTGCCAGTGCCAGTGTTTCTTTGTCATGCACAAGATGGCCACTCTTTGTGGTGAACGGAAATGTTTTGTTTAGGTTTCCTGAATCTGATATGTCTACTAGGGTTTGTACACAATATATTGTCATTGTTATTACTTAACACTCAAGACAAAAGGGCAAACAATTTCTTGCCTGCCCTTCTGAATATTTTTTTTCTACTGTGATATTATAGTATGTCTGCTAGTAACGATGAAGTTACACCAGTTGAACCAATACCAAAGTCTGAAGCCGCCGTAAATGCGCCTGTACCTTGGATCACGATTTGTACATTATCAGTTGTTCCTGCTGTGAATACACCTGATTCTGTTAAACAAGAAACGCCTGCAACTGTGTGTGCATCGTTAGTTCCTGCTACGTCACCTGCCGCTAGATATCTTAATGCCGCATCTAGTTCGTCTTGAGTGATGTTTGTCTTTGCAAGGTTGATGATTCTAGTTCTTGGACCTAGACCATTACTCGCTTTTGCCGCCTTAGTTGATGTTATACCTGCCATTGTAATATCCTCCTTTTTTTCTCTGATTTACATGACTGCGTCATCGCTCCGATGACACATTGTAAGTATTTAGTAAGTTGGTTGGTAAATTCTGTGGATATATTACCGTTTTTGGTTCTTTTTTGCTCTTTCGTGTATAGATTGTAATAATCTAACGAATGCAAAGCCACCGTTGGCAATATCATCTACCATTCTCATGATAGGAACATAAGCACTGACTACATTTGCTGGAATTGACTTTCCATCTTTTGCAAGTTCAACTGCCATCTTTGCTCTTCTAATATTTGCAGGTCCTACTAGTATTCTGTAAGCATTTAATTCATCTCCGGACATTTTTTTAGTGTCTGTGCCTGTTTCAGCATCTAACACATTGTCTAGTTCAAACTTTTGTTTCTTAGAAAACTCTTCAACTTTTCTAGAAATATCCGTGCCTGGTAGTTTGGCTCTTACTGCCTGAAGTAATCTAGTAACTGTAATTTTTTTTCTTCTAGTGTCTAATGAATCAAAGTCTGCTATCGCTCTTCTTAAGTTTTTGTAGTCTCCGTTAGTGATTCCTAAGGCAGTTTCCATGGCAGTTAAAAATCCATAATCATCTTGCATCATTCTAAGATATCTTTTAACAATAAGAGTAGGTACACTCTGTCTTTGTCTTAGAGCCTGTGCGGCGTTGCTATTAGACAACTTTAATGCAATAGCAGGATCTCCGTCTACTACTGCTAACATATTGTGAAGATCGTTCGCTGAATATCTTACTTTATCAAAGCCACCGTATGTCATTGTTTCACGACCATATTGTCTTGCCCATCTAGATGTTTGTGAGAAACGTTTCAACAAAGACAAACTTAGGAAACTGATGTAGATCTTTTCACATATCTCTTGGAATGTATATCTAGATAGTTCTCCTGGACGTCTAACTACTCTACCTTCTGCTACGAATTTTAAAAATGGTGCTTTCATATCAGTATTTATTTTTTAAATTTGTTGACTGCTGTGAGGTTACGTCTTGAGAACCCTAATCTATCTACCAGTTTGACTGCATTACCCATTCTGTCAACGGCAACAAATCCTTCGGGATCGGTAACTTCTAACCCATTATCAGTTTGTGCAAATGATCCAATAGTCATTGCTTGATTCATTTTCTTCAACACAAAACCTTTCATGGTTTGTACTGCTTTGTAGAATGTCAGCATCGCTTGTAATGGTTTTCTGACTCTTGCAATAAACTGTGGCATCTGTTTCATTTTATCTTGTCTTAACGTTAGAGCCTTCTGTGCTTTCAGTCCTGCCATCTGTTGTTGCATTCTGTCTGCGTAAAACTTTTTAAATCCTAACAGGAATTGATTTATGTTGTTAGGTAATTGACCTTCTTTAACCATTGCATTGATATACATCTGAAAGTATCCTACGAAGTCATTGTTCTGTCCAAGTTGTCCTGATAGGTCTCTTGGTACGTTTGCTAATAATGATTCTAGTTTGTCTAGGCCACTCATAAACTGTGCTGTTTCATCTGCTGTAAATTTAGCAGACCCTGATACATCTTTGTAAACTGCGTTATCAAAAAATACATCTGGGTTTTTACTCAACGACTGAACATTGGCTCCACCTTTAGCATTCATGTCGGCAAGTGTCTCACCAACATAAGTTGTATGAAATATGATTCCTAGTTTTGCGGCGTCTATTTGTTTGCCTAGTTCTGATTGTTCTTCTACTGCATATGTTATTGTGTTTGGTGTAAATGTTATGTGTGGCTTACCTTTGACATTTTTTCTTGTGATATCATTGTCAGTAAACAGTAAGTCTCCTTGTAGTACTTCTCTGATATCTAATTTTTGTAAATGTACAAGACATTTCAAAAGTTTTTGTCCAAGATCATCTGTGCCGTGATTTTTTGCTATATCTTTCTTTGTGTAATTTATTTTGGCATTCTGAGCAAATACTGATTTAGTACCTACAAAAAATTTACCATTGTCTGGATTGGTACCACAAATGACAGCAGGAGCACCGTCCCATTTTACAGACACTTCCATTGACTCTGCTGATGATCCTTGTAGTGTTACTAATAGTCCACGGAAGTATTCAACAACAGACTTGCCGCCTTCGTATCCGTTTGTTACTACAAGATCTTCGATGTGTTCTAAATGTGTTCTCTTAAACTCGTTAAGGACGTCTTCTATTAACATTACTCATCCTCTTCTCTGTATTCACCCTCTTTAATGACTAACGATTCTTTTATTCTTTTTAATTCTTTTATTCTTGAAACACCATTATTGAATTTGGTTGGGTCCATTTGTTTTACCGCAGTTAAGAACTTCTTCTCTAATTTATATGCAGTTTCTTGATCAAAATTCTCTCGTATAAAACCAAATAGGTTAATAGATGAGTCAATGATGTGACTGGCTCTGCTTAACACAAGATTTTCTTTGTCCTGTGTTTTATTGACCGCTGTTAGTTCTTCTAATATACTACGAGTTTTGTTTTGCATAATGGTATTTAACTCATATTATAGCAGAATTATATTAATTGTCTATGGGTAAAACTATAAATATCTTTAATATGGGCCGTTATGACATTACTTTTATTAAAAACATCGTCAAAAAATAAAAATAAAAACCTACTACGAAACAATCCAACAATATACACTTTTAGAAATTCCTCCAATTACGATATGGGAGATGACGGCGAAGATGGCTGGGTAGTACTAGGTATCCTAGGAGCAGTAATTGGTTTGTGGTGGGGGTTTATACATTTAATAGATGCTTTTACATTCGACTTCATGGTATGGTGGGTTGAGCCGTTCACTGTATTACCTATGTTTGCTTATCTATTAATGATCGAATTCACACAACGTAAAAATCCAATACACTGGTGGCCTTTGGTTTGGGGATATAAAATTCAAATGGCCAACAATGATAGAATACCATCACATTTGATAGATGAAGAAATACTTTACAAAGAGTATGGTGGTCCTTTAAATGTTTATGTTGATGGTAACTGTATTAAATTTCGTAAACAAAAAGATGCAGTGATCTATAGTCTAACTAAAAGATACTCATAAAAAAAGGGCGATAGTTTCCTACCGCCCTAATATTGTCTCAATTATTATGCAGAGTAGTTAATTACTTTTCTACCTGATTTTTTAAGCAATGAAATAACATTTGATTTCATTGTTAATGCAGAAGCCTTAGGTGCAGTACCTAGTACTTCTACTGTAAAGTCGATACCTTTTGCAAGTAACTTGTTAGTTGCAGTTTTTCTTGCAGTACCTTTTACAGCCAAGTTTTTAAACTTGATTTTGCCACCGTGTACTTCACCATTTACTTTGTATGAAGATGCCGGCTCCGCAAATACACCAATCTGCTTCGCTCTTGTTTTGAAGTTTCTTGTGTAGATAACGTATTGTGTTGAGTTTGCCATGTTGTTTTTTCCTTTTTCATGATTAGGAAATAAAGTCTTAAACATTGTTGATAACATTTTTCCTCTTTCTTTCCTTGGTTAAAAGTTATAATCGGAATTTCAATCTCTTTTATCCTTACAACTTATAAACACATTATACACAATTATAGTCTAATGTCAACCGTATGGGCAAACTTTTTTTGGTTAGTTGTCTTTAATCTCGGGAACATGAAATAAATCAATGCCTTCGTCCAGTAATTCTTCTGCTTCGTTGTTGGTAGCACTACCATAAAAGTCTTCGTTTCTTTCACCTTTGTGTGCTTTTCTGGCCTCTTTAGCAAAGTCTTTACCAACGTTCTCAAAGTTTTTCTTAACATGATCTTCTAATTGTTTTAATAATGTTCTTGCTCTGCCACCCATTACCAACTGTTCACTGGTCTTGCTTTCAACTGTTTTCTTACTGCGTGTTTTAGATTTTGCTGTAGATTTTTTCTTAATGTTCGGAGCCATTATGTCTCTTCGTACTTTACCGTCACACATTGGACACACCAATTGTCCTGATGCTACCTGATCCTCAAAGTCTTGTATGCTAGGAAACCAGCCTTCGAACTTGTGTTTGTCATCGTCTTCACAAATAAGTTTATATTTTATGCTCATATCGTTTCATTTATATTAAATGTTATAGGCCAATGACCAAATTTTCTTGTACTCGAGTATTTAATAACTTTGATGTTGGAAACTTCTATCCTACTATTCTTTGTTGTTATAATTTTATCTATACTTCTTAAAGATTGTCTTTCTTGTATCGATGGTACGGTGTATGCTGGTATTTCTGCTAAATGATTTATCATTCCATTTCCTGTTAGGTTTATATCATAATCTATTAGTTGGTCATCTTCTACATGGAGGTCTGTGCAGAGTATTGTTCTGTCGTCTACCATGTCTAGTATTTCTTTTGCTTGTTGTTGAAAGATAAATTTGTTGACATCGTTGCCAGGATCATGAGTTTTTGACAAGTCACTTGGGTAACTTGTGAAGCCACTTATTATATTGTAATTTTTATAGCATAGTTTTTGCCAAACCTTGCATTGGTTTTCGTTTGCTCCTTCTACAAAAAAATTATAGTTGGAAAACTCAATGTCTTCTGGTGCCTTATTAAAGATAACACAGTTTCCTTTTGCCCATTCTTCTCCGTCCTTAGGACTGATGTAGTTTCTTTTATAACTGTATCTGCTTTTAATACTGCTTTTAAGATGTTCTGGATATCTATTGATCACACAAAGATCAAACTCTTGCTCGTTTATATCAAACTCAGGAGTTTTACCAGGATTAAGTTGATTGTGATTGACGTATAGGATTTTCATTTAAAGTAATTATAACATTGACTTTAAAAATTGTCTATCGTAATATATAATTACAATGCCAACTATTACAGACATATATTCTAGAGAAGACATAGAGAACAAAGATAAAAAAATACAAGAACTTGAAAGAGATATTGGCAATTTACAATTTCAAGTATCTGAATATCAGCAGATAGTCAAAGAACTATCAGATAAACTTACTGATTACTCTCGTACTAAATCACAGAACAGTGAATGATATCCATACGCAAATGTTTGTGTGTGCAGTAGGTTAGATTCTATTATTTCAAATCCGTGTGCGTTTAATAATTTACATAGTTCAGGTTGATCACTGTTGACCATCTTGTGTCTTTCATCTATGTTAAGCACTTGTAGATTAACATACTTTGATCCTAGAGGATGTTTGTATGCACCTTTGTCTTTTAAAGTTTCTACCCATATCTTTTTATAGTCTTTAAATATTTTTGGTATTGCTTCTCCAGACAATCTATCAGCATTACACAACAAAGTATTTTCATCCAGGGGCATCATATTATTACACAGTGATTCGTAATGATAAAATCTACCTGTTATTTCTACTTTGTATTCGTCACCTAGAACTTGTTGCAACCATTCAGCACCCAGTCTATTAGACCTAGCACTTGTGAAATACAATATAGTTTTGCCAAATTTTAATATGTCTGTTCCAACAAACAATGGTTCGTTGTTTCTTGCGTAAAGTTTATTATCCTTCTGTGCTATAGATCCTGCTTCTAATTTTGATCTAGGAGCAACAACGTATGCTCCACCATTCTCTTGAATGTATTTTTTTATTGGTCCATACACTTGTGATTCATAATGTTTAGATCTATAAGGGTGTGGACATTCAATTACTTTGTTACCGATAGTTACTAGTGTTTCTCTCATATTGAGAGTGTTCATTCCTGTACACACCCAGTCGTGTGTTGCAACTGCTGTCTTCCAGTTGGCTCTAGTAGGTCTAACTATCTCTATATCAAAATCTAATTTTAATCTATCAATCAATAGATATATGTTTTCGTTTACACTTTCAATAACATCTTCTGGTATCTTATAAGGAAAGTGTCCGCCTTGGTCTCCAGGATACTTCAACCAAGTTTTAAACATAGGATCTTCGATAGGCCAATTGGCACCATCTGGTCTACCAACAACTATTGACTTGAGTTTACCATATTCACTGTTAGATTGTATATTCATTGTAATAGTATTTAATGGCTCGCTATTGGCTCGCTATTAGGTCTTGAAAAAGTGAGGATTATTATGAATAGTCAGGCGTTGGTCCGCCGTACTTCTTGCCTTTGATTCTTTTGCCGGCAACTTTCTGCGTTCTTCCGCCAATCTTTTCATTACGACTGCCGGTTCTTTTCTTTTTGCCTTGTGATTTACAACTTGATACCCACGATGCAGGTAAGTCTGATGCTGGTCTAGAACAAGCACTTGCCGGAGCAGGGCCTATGTTTTCAGTGTTTAGTACTTCGTTTATCTTCATGTTGTAGATATTTAGCAACTGTTATGTTCGCAGTTGATCTTAAAAATTTGTAACAATCTGTGTATAACAATGTACTATTATTATGAAATTATTATAAGATGTTTAGGTATAAGATGTTTAGGTGTTTAAGGTGTTTAGGTACTGTAAGGTGTTTAGGTGACGCTTTTAGGTGACCGCATGATCAAACAATAAATACTCATATGAAGATCACAGAAATTATCCTAGTGCCATCAAAATCACAAGATACTACATCTTGTGGCACTACATCTAGTATCACACCGGCCGAGTCGGCACAGGATATAGTATCGCAAGATATTGTGGAAAAAAATAGGTTGACCACAATGGATGAACATGACGACCATTCAGCCATTGCAGAAGGCGTGAGTCAAATTTTGAGAAGAAATCCTAAAAAAGGATTGAGCAAGGGATTTAGATGTACCACCGGACCGAGAAAAGGTCGTATCGTGGCCAAACCGGCAACCTGTTTCGCGAAAAGAGATCCTGTCAAGGGTGCAAAGATCAAAAAGAAAAGACAGATGAAGGCAAGACAGGCAGGAAAGAAAATGGCCATTACCAAACGATCAAGACCGTCATCAAGAAGATTGAAGACAATTCAGACAAAAAAGAAATCATCGACTCTACCATCATTTGGAGCAATTTCATCTAGAAAGCCGTTGCAAAGATCAGGTGGCAAAAGAGCGAAATCTAAAATAGTCAAACCTAAAAAGTAGTTCTCCTACATATAGTACCATAGAAAATTTCCAATACAAGATATAGTGCCGTTCAAAGGCGTTGTAAGTCATTGATATCATTAGACTTTTTTGCCTACATTATATATAGGCCAAATTTGACCCAGGTTGACGCTTACCAAATCCATGCTATGCTCTATTATGAATCAAGGAGTTGATATGTATAAAGAAAAAGCAAGAAAGAAAAAAGATGTAAATCCTTTCATGATTAAAAAAGGATTTTATATTACTGAAATGAATATGGGTCATGTACCAGGTGATGGATATGAACTTATTTCTACTTCAGATGTCGCAGGTCCATTTAAGACTTTGGATAGAGCGAGAAAAATATTTAAAAAAATAGTATGTGAAGTTGATTATCGGAATCATTGGGATTTTGGTATTGTTGGTCCAAAGCATAGACCAAGCGGATATGAGACTCCATGGTATAGTTTTAAAGAAAGAGAAAATTATTAATGATAACTGATCTTCATATTTCAACATTAGATGATCTGTATGATAATTTCATTGAAGAATATGAAAACGGTAATTTCACAGAAGGTGTCTGTTCTTGGAACGGTGATGATGCTTTAATGCCTCCCACATCCTTTGCTCACAAGTTTAAAAAGATGGCAATTGAAATGGGATTTACATTTAAAGAATATAAACCATATGCAGACGAACTAGAAGAATGGTGCCAAGACCATTTATTACATTTGGAGAACAAATTTAGATGAGTATAACAGGATTGATAACAAGTGTTTTCATGCTTATTGCTCCAGCCGAGGAAGTCAATATCGCAGGCCAAATCTATAAAGGTGTGATATTGACTGACAAGGTTATACAGAAAACAGAAGAAGGCAGTTGGGGAGCATCGGCACACGAAGAAGGATATCAAATAACAAAAGATTCAATATTAAAATTAGGAGGATTAAAATAATGACAATATATGAAAACCATATGCACACCTTTCAGGTAGATGATTTGGGTGACTCGGATAACGATATAGATAGAAGCATTGTTCCAGACATTGAAAAGGCATTGAAATATGAAGGTATTGATGCTGTCGTAGATGGTGATGAAATGAATGCTTCTGTATTCTATGTTCACACAAGATCACCGAGATTTGTAATAGAGCAGGCCTTAAAAAACCAAGAGATTTACTTGGAAAATTAGGGGGTTGACGGTATTACCATTCATGCTATACTGAATTAATAATAACAAGGGAGGATAAGTTGAATAATAAAATAAAAAACATAATATCAGAAATATACAAATTGGAATCAGAAGATTTGAATTCAGTGGTTGATGCTGTCAAGTTGAGAAGAAACCAATTACACTATCAAGACGCTCAATCTTTTAGGATTGGTGATAGAGTATCTTTTAAAGGCAGACATAATGTTATTGAAAAAGGTACTATTGATAAAATTAAAATCAAATATATTTTGGTTAGAACAGATAGAGGCCAAAGATGGAATGTTCCAGGATCTCATCTAACACCTATCAAAGATAAGGTAGGTGCATAATGCCAAATTGGTGCGATAATCAAATTACTATCACAGGGCCAAACTCTGTGATAGACAAGATAGAGAAAATTGTAAAAGAAGAAAAAGACACAGACGGACTTCTTAATTTTTTCCATCCAATGCCCAAGCAATTAGACGACACGACATCACCCAGTTCATCAGCAGACAAGCCACAGCCGATGATTGAAGGCTTTGATAACTGGTATGATTGGAGAGTAGAAAATTGGGGTACCAAGTGGGATTGCAACGAGTTCTATGGTGTGGACAGACAGTATAATGAAGCAGGCAAGACTAAGATGAGCCTGACATCTACTATATCATTCGGATTCAGTTCAGCCTGGTCACCACCAATTAATGCTTATGAACAATTCATAATCAGTAGTTCAGAGAAGAAGCAGGATGTATCAATCAAGGCCTACTACTACGAAGGTGGATGTGATTTCATGGGTGAGTGGGATAACGGTTCAGATGATTGTTATGCTCCAAGCGATTACAAATCAACAGATGACTTTTGGCAGGACGGCATAGGTTCTACCCTAGATGAGATGTTCAACATCACGGAATCAATGGCGGAGTACGAAGCGGAACAAGAAGCAGAAAAAGAAGATGTCCATGAGTATGTTAAAGGTCAAGCAATGAATATAGGGGAGGAAGTATAATGTCAGGTAAAAAACAATTCTCAGTCGTTCTGAGTTATGATGTTCAAAAGACTTTCATAGTAGAAGCCAAGGACGAGGATGAGGCTTATGACATAGCCTACAACGGTGAGGGCGAAGTTGACAACGAAGATTGGGAATATAGAGAACATATTGAAACGGAGGAAGTATAATGGGAACTAGATTATTAGAAATCGTATTTGATAAGCAGGACGATCTTTTATATGAAGATGATAGAGCAATGAAGTTGAGTCATTATGTTATGGCAGAGAGATGCCTACAGGCAGAGATGAAAGGTATCTTTACTGACTACGGACAAGGCGATTATGATACTCTAACTTATATCTTAGAAGGTGGGTTCAAAGGTTTTCATAACATGGAACCATCGGAACTGATAGAAGAATATAAAACAATAGAAGACAAGTGGTACGAGTTAGAAGCAGACAACGAGTTGCCAATGGAACCATATGAAGATGATCCTATCCATACACTCAAGGAGAAAATATAATGCCAAAGGTAAAAGAAACTTGGGAAGATGAATTGTTTGATGAGATCCAAATAGGTGATACAATCTATTATGAAAACGAGAGAGGTCAAACATATAAAGGCAAAGCAAAGATTCAAGGACCAATGGGTTGGGTTATTGACATAGGACAAGGTATTCCAAAGGTAGTGAATGAAGGATACAATTACCTAGGTCACACACCTGCAAAGAAGGATAGACGACCAGATTTCCTAGGAAAGTGGTTAAATTCATAAGTGATTACGGGGGTTTTTTGTAGGTTGACGGTATTACCATCCATGTTATACTGAAACTATACAAAGGAGAAAGTTGAATATGATAGAAGAAAATAAAGACCTACTTAAATTTAATGCAGAAGGCATTCATCCAGCAGATATGTTCTTGAATGCTAAAAAGAAGGCAGTTGAAGCCGTTGACGCCTTTACAAAAAAACACGGTGAACCAATGTATTGTGGTTTCGCTAGTATTTCAATCCATCCTGCAAGAGGCAGATTTGTTTCTTTCATGAAGAAAGCAGGAGTTGGAGACAGTGGATTCAGAGGCGGATACAGAATATCTTATTATGATATCATGCCACAAGATCACCAATACAGCCACACTCAATCGATGAGCATCAAAGAAGAAGCCTGTGAGGCATTCAGAGATGAACTTAGAAAATATGGTTTGACTGTATATGCAGAAAGCAGAGCAGACTAGATGTCAGATAAATTTAGATACAATTTAACAGACCATCTTACTGGTAGAGAAGTTAAGAAATTATTGGACTTGTTCAACAAGATAAAGTTGGACCTGTCCGATGATAGTTTTCCAACAAGAACAAATAGGTTGGAGGCTGTGGAGAATATGAAAAAAGTTTTAGAAATCCACAATTATCAAATCAACGAATATACAGGGGAGGAAGTATAATGGCGACTAGAGCAAGAATAGGAATTAAACAGAAGAGCGGTAGGATCATAGCATCATACCAACATTGGGACGGTTATCCAGGTGGACTAGGATATACCCTTTGTGAGCATTGGGAAGACTCTAAGAAGGTCACAGAAGCAATCAAATTGGGTGACGCATCATCATGGAAATACATGGTAGGTCAGCAGATTGATTTTGATGATAGATCAAATCCTTTGCATGAAGTTCAAAATTGTTATTATGGCAGAGACAGAGGCGAGAAGGATTGTGGATACAAGGTCTACAAAAATGAGGCCGAATACATTGAGAACGGTTTCCGTTCAGGAGAACAATATGTGTACCTAATGAAAGAAGCAGGTGAGACTGACTACCTAGGCAAACCCAAGTTGAGTTGGTTCTATGTTGAAAGCAGATACACAGATGCTGGCAAGGAAGTATTTGACAAGGAGTTCAAACCTTTAGAAAATTATGCTATCCTTGAACACATCGACATCTTGAAAAGAATGTTAGAACAGAAAAAAGAAAGAAAGGCGGCCTAGTGTCAGACAAAGAAAATAGTTTCAAATTGATACTATCAGATCAATATCCAGAGTATCAAAAACCCTGGAGCGAGGCGGTTTATGATGGTGCGATCATATGTTCATTAGAAGAATATATTGAAGATGTTTTCAATGGCATTTATCCTAGCCTGGATGGAATAGATTATGGATATGGAGGAGACGAATAATGGTAAGGATAGATTGGAGATACACCAAAGAGAGAGGTGACTACAAGGACGACAATTCTAAGAATAGAGGATTCAGTCTTGTAGAAGTAGACACAGAATATGATGTCAAGACAGTTCTCAAGGAGTTCTATGACAGCATGAAGGAGCCAGTTCAAATTATTAACATAAGAAGGGAGACAATATGAAGACAGAGTACGATGAAGTGAAAACAATATTAGACAGACACGATGTTTCATCATTAGATGATATCGAGTATGGTTCAGAAGTCTATGAAGACTTGTTTGGATACTATATGGATTCAGGAGAGATGCCATATGGTGTTATGAAGGCGAGAACAGGTATGCCAGATGAATGGATCGTAGATAGAATCTATGATTTAGGTTTGTTAAATGATGAGAAGGACAAGGATGTTAAGATGCCTTTTCCGGATGCTTTAGATCAACATCAAATAATGAAGAAAGGGATTGTAAGATAATGAAAGAACCTAACCCACCATTTGAAGTTGAGATTATTGATACTGAACCTGTAGAAATAAAAAACCCTTACTCAGGTCAGAAAGCAACCTTACAGCCAACGGCGATTGCGGTTTATGATTGTATCAAAGGGGCAGAAGCATTAGGAGAGATGGACACGGTCAGACAAGGTGTTGATTGGTTCATAGAGCATTATCCAGATGCCTATATGAAATTATTAGATTAAGGAGGATGATGGATAAAGCGATTGCAATTGGTAAATCATTTTATGATGGTATGATATTTGGTTCATGGACCGTAGGTTCAGTATTAGGTATCATGACTATCACAGGATTTATTCAGTGGAACATATAAAAAAATATAACGGACCGCCATATATGTGGAAGGTCCTAGTAAACGGTAAATGGCGAAAGATGAGTGGATTTGACGAAGAACATATTCACAATATTTTATCGCCAAAAAAACCAAAAAAAATCGTAAGAATTAAGGAGAAAATTTGAATGGTACTACATCTTGTGTCGAAGAAAATGGTCGATACTACATATAGTGCCATTTTGAGATTATCCTAGGTTGACGGATACCCTATCCGTGTTATTGTTAATAATAATAAAAGGGAGAAGTTGATATGCAAAAAATAGACTATACAAATAAAAACGATATCATGGTAGGATACATTGATAGAAGTGATAATGTGGTTGCCGTAGAAACAAGTTGGAAATCTAGTTATTCAGCAATGGCTCAGATCCTATTAAACAAATATCCAACTAAAGAAGATGCCATTAAGGCAGTTGATTCACCTGCATTGGTTCCAAGTTTTAGAAAAGAAGATTATGAATATGTAGATGGATTTGGTGATGTTATTGAATCTAATTTATCTTGGCACAAGGACAATATGAGAAAAAATGTTGGTCATTTGTTTTTATTCATGAAAGGTACTTGGCAATATTCAGACAATGGTATTGATTGGGAACCTGCAAAGGAAATCATATAATGCAAGGGACATTGGAATTCGTATTACAATCAGCGAGGGCGGTTATGGCCTCCCTTGCTATGTCCTATGAAGTTGAAACAGGCGTGAGTGTAAACGAAACAGAATTAAAATGTATGGCAGAGAACATCTACTTTGAAGGTAGAGCAGAACCAATGGTGGGCAAGATTGCGATAGGCCATGTGGTCATGAACAGAATTGAAGATAAGAGATTTCCAGATACTATATGTGGAGTGGTGCATCAAGGACCAGTTAGGGAAAGTTGGAAGACAAAGAAAGATCCAACCCTAGCAGATGAAGATAGAATTTACTATCCAAGAAAAAACAGATGCCAATTCAGTTGGTGGTGTGATGGACAGAAGGATATAATTTGGGCAACCTATATGAACGGTGAAGTGATACCAGAGAATATGACGGCTTGGAGAGATTCAATCCATGTCGCTCTGTTTATAATGAACGGAGACTATGGCAATGATCCAACTCACGGTGCGGTGTTCTATTACAACCCACACATCGCGAATCCAAATTGGGGTAAGATCTACAACGAAACCGCTATGATAGGTAATCATAGATTTATGAAGGACAAATAATATGAAAAAGAAAAGAAACAAACTAGAAAGAAAACTTGATGAATATAACCACACAATGGAATTGGTAAGAACAATCCTACCGGTTGCTATATTAGTGATTCAAGTTATAATCTTAATGAAGGTGATATAATATGCAACCATGGAAAGTGATACAAGAACTAGAAGCAGACAATTCTAGACTGAAGAAAGAAGCAATTATTAAAAGAGAGTCCGATGCAGAAAATATTAGATTCTTTAACGGCATAGGAGCGGCCTTAGACGGCTTTAGAACATTTGGTGTTCAAAAGGTTCCAGTTGCTAAAAAAGATGGTCCAGGCATAACCCAATCAGACTTTGATGATATTCTTAGAAGTTTGGAGTCTAGGTCTTTAACAGGCAATGCCATGAAGGATACCATACAGGTATTGTGTGATAGTTCTAAAATGGAAGAATGGAATGATTGGTACAGAAGAATTTTAATCAAAGATCTAAGATGTGGAATGACCCACAAGACTGTGAACAAATTTTCTACAATGAAGGTTCCTGTGTTTGATTGTATGTTGGCCACAGACTCTGCCAAACACGAGAAGAAAATGGTAGGAGAGATGCTGATAGAACCCAAACTTGACGGAGTTAGAGTCATTGTCATATGTGATGTAGACAAAGATGAAGTGAAATTATTCAGTAGGAACGGAAAAGAGTTGTCTAACTTTCCTGAAATCAATAAGCAATTTGATGAGATGTTAGACCAGATGTCAGAGTCTATGGTATTTGATGGTGAGGTCATGAGTGATGACTTCCAAACTCTTATGAGAGAGATACACAGAAAAGGTGGAGCAAAGACAAAAGATGCCAAACTTAATTTATTTGATTGTATGCCACTCTATAATTTTATGGACGGCAGTTGTGTTGATCCCATCACTGAAAGAAAGAAATGGTTAGACAAATACGAGTTTGGTCCAAACATTAATGTGGTTGAGTCTGTGAGGATCAATTTAAGTGATGCAGATGGACAGAAACAATTCGCAGACTATAACAAGATGTGTATAGATAGAGGATTCGAAGGCATAATGGTTAAACCCATAGGCGGTATCTATGAATGTAAGAGAAGCACAGGATGGTTGAAGGTTAAACCTTTTATAGAAGTATCATTGACAGTCGTAGACACAGAAGAGGGCACAGGTCGTAATGTAGGCAAACTAGGTGCTCTTATAGTTGAGGGCACAGACGATGGCAAGTTTATTAAAACGAATGTAGGATCCGGTCTTACAGATACAGATAGAGAAACATATTGGACAGCCAAAGACAAATTGATAGGGCAAGTTGTAGAAGTTAGAGCAGATGCCATAACACAGAATCAAAATGCTAAAGATGAATGGAGTCTTAGATTTCCTAGGTTCCTTAGATTTAGAGGATTTGAAATAGGAGAAAAATTATAATGGATATTTGGTTAAGTGATAAACAGGAAAACGATATGAGACAAGATGGTTGGACTATTCCTAAAAAGCCTGAGACTGGTCCTGTGTTCTTTAAAGATAAAGAAGTCGGGTTCATAGATAATTTTGTGGGATTGCGGGTAGGAGATGATCAGACAGAAGCAATCCATTACCTGGTAGATAATGAAACTAGGATTGGTTATGCTTTATGGAATGTACCAAAGACAGAGAGGATGTGGTAATGAAAAAAATATCTAAACAAGGATTGCCGTTAAAAATTACAGCCGAATGGACAGACAATGATTATTGGGATAGGATACTACCTTATGAAGATCAATTGACTTGTACCAATGTCGCAGGTTGGTTGGTGAGAGTTAATGGTAAAAAGTTTCCTAGAGGTCATTATGCAGATGATGACACACTGGATTGGACTTATAGGTACACACCAGAAGAAGGAAAGACTGAAGAAGGAAAACAAATAGCAATTCAAAGAGCAATAACCGAAGGAGGATTTTAATATGCCAGATTATGACTTTGATGATATGTTGGAGACACTAGAAGACGAAGAACAAAGACAACCATGGGAAGACGAGTGGATGTGTCCATCTTGTGAACACGGTCCAATGGATGCTGACTCTACAAAATGTGGTAGGTGCGGATGTAAGAAAGATCAAAAATTCAAATTGTTTGGAGATGATGATGACGGTTGGGGTGAGGAGACCGAAGAAGTGGAGGAAATAAATTATGACTATTATTAAAACAATGTCGAAAGACACCAAAGATAAAATAAGATCTTTGGAGCAAGAAAAGATTCTTCTAGAAGATATGCTAGAATTTGAGCAAAGACCTGTTCAAATGGTGAAAATAGAAGAAGAAATCTACGAAATAGAAGACTCTATTGCGAAATTAACCGCATAGAATATAGGTTTTTCGTAGGTTGACGGATTGGTAATCCATGTTATTATGAATAATAACAAAGGAAATGATATGATATACAAAATAGAAAAACAAATATTAGATTTCGTTAAAACGGATTCTAGAGTTAAAAGAGCAGAAATGGTTCATGGTAGTCTTTTCGTAGTATTTGAGGACGAGAGAGACACAGATGCTTTCCACATTCTTTTAAGAAGTTTCTTCAATTCTATTGATAGAGATGGTGGAGTTAATATGAACGGTCCAATAGGCGATGAATATGCCTTTGATTTTGTTCCGCTAGAAGACGAAAGAGAACCTTTATATTCTCAAATTGATACCGCTTTAGAAATTGAAGCAGATATAACGAGGGGGAAATAATGCAGACATTTTTTGGAACGGCATTTATATTTTCAATGATATTCGCGGTTGGTTGTATTGATGGTGGATACGATGGTATTCCGATGAACGACAATTGGTTAGGATTTTTTATATTCACAGCCATAGGTCTGTTTAGTGGATTCATTACAATCTATATTCAAGCAAAGGAAGGAGAATAATGACAAATAAGATTAATTTGGTAATCAACTTATCCATCTTGGCTCTGTTGATCTACCTGTCAGTATCTGTGAAGCAGTTGCAGGACAAGGTATTTCCTGATCCAAATGTGATGATACCATTATCAGAAAAGACTATCACTGATGATGAATTCAAAGATGCTATTAAGAATCTATTGATACAAAAATTATCGGAGATAGAATAATGTCAACTTTGGTTAAGGAGAGAAAATTGAAACCATGGTTTATTAAAATGGCGTTAGAAACCGAACTGAAACATCATGACTGGACATATGAGTATTCAGATGATCATGGTGTTTGGAGAAGTGGGTCTGCCCATCAAGATAAGATTAAAAAGATAGTTGGTGATTGTTATGCCGAAGGAGTAGATCCAGCAGATTTATTCTACAAGTATTGGCCAGGACAACCACCGGCGAACGGTCCTTATATGTATGGAATCAAAAGGACTTGGGAAGAACAATTAGATAAAAGAGCAAAGGAAATATCAGAAGAAGATATTGAATTGACCTACAACGAAGAACACAAGGAGCAAGATGAATAGATTGAATTGGATATTGAAAGAGATATACAAAGACGGCAAGAAAAACTTCAAATGGGTTTTGAAAGGTGCAGGTCTTGTAGTGGCGATGATATTTGTAATAAAAATATTCATCTATTTTGATATGAAAGAACTCTTTTTACCAATACTAGGTCTATTAATTCCAATCGGAATGTTATATCATTGGTATTCTATGAGTTATGATAATGAACAGAAAAAAATAGTTGATAAATTGAAGGAGACAAATGACAGAATATAGTTCACACGATTGGAGAAAGAACACAGACGACGCAGTTGTGGTAGACGATAAAGGTGACAATGTTTTGAAAGTAAATTCTAGCAGAGTCATTTTCACTAATCCTAAAACATTAAAAGAAGAATCAGTAGATGTTTCAAGATTGGTTAGAGTGTTTGTTAATAATAGAGATGACCTAAAAAGGAGTGTCAAATAATGGCAATTACAATTAAAAGATCATTCAAAAATATCAAGTCAGATAAGAAGCCTGTTCAGACCAAGTTCAGCAGATCAGAATACCTAGATGGACAGGTTGAACATCAGAAATATTATGCCCAAATGCTCAATACAGATATTATCAAAGCAGTTGTATCATCAGTGGGTGTTGATAAGATTCTAAACTCTACAGATGAACATATGAATGATATACCATTAGGAAAGTGGGATCAAGCGACAAGAAAATTTCATATAAACAAATGGCCAGAAGGTGATTCACCATCACAAGCAGGTCGAGTATGTGTGGCAAAGGCAGGAGCAAAGGAATTCCTAAGAATTTATCAAGACGGTGACGTGGAGATGTATTAATGCAACCAAAGGAATCTAAATCTAACAGGCATTTCATGTTCTCGATAATGAAGAGCATATTGAGATTTGGTGCTTGTTATGGGTTATGGATCACAGGAGATATGGTATTACAGGCTGTTGGAGTATTCTTTGGATTGGCAGAAATACTAGGAATTGCGGAAGAATTATAGGCCGGTTGACGATATGGTAATCCGTGCTATTATTAAGAATAAAGAAAATAAAGGAGAAAGTTGATATGTCAGAAGAAATAAAAATCATAGATGGAACTTACAAAAAAGATGATCCACACAAGGATATCGGTAAGCAAAAATTTAGAGTCAAAAGATTCTATACGGTAGAAGTAGATTATGAAGTGGTCGCTGATTCTAAAGATGAAGCAGAAGATGTCGTGTTAGAACACGGCGGAATTGAAAAGATTGA